TCGCGGCGACGGAGCAAGGCTCGGCCAGCGGCTATTACGCGGCGGCGATGCCCGCAGTCGCAGCTGGGATATACAACGCGGTCTTCAAGGTGCAAGCAGGCGGGTCGCCTGCGGAATCAGACGCGACATATGGCACTGGTAGCGTAGACTGGTCTGGAACCGCGGTAGAGTCCTTGGGGACGTTCGTCGCGGGTCTGTTCTCAACTGTCGTCGAGGGAGCGCTCACGTTTGTCGGTGTGTTACGAGTGATACTCGCCTCGTCAGCGAATAAGAGCAACGGGTTCGGCGTTCCAGGTACCGGCGGCACTGCGCACATCCGTGACGTCGCGGACGCGAAGGATCGCATCGTGGTGGGATACGATGCGAATGGGAATCGATTGACTTCGATGTTAGACGGGACATGACATGTGGCCCAACGGGTTTTGGCCAAAGGGCTACTGGCCCGGTGGGATGTGGCCGCCGGCAGCAGAGAGCAATGTAGTAGACACAGAGATGATCAGGCTGGTCCATGAGGCGTGGTCAGCTGGGAACATCTCTGACGAGGACGAGGCGGCCGGTGGGATCATACTCGAACAGTGGGCAGCGTCGACCATAGCAGATGAGGAGTTCGTCGCACCTTGACGATCGCAGTTCAAGCCCCGCAGTACTTTACGGTCGGCCCGGTGCCGTCAGGCTCGGCATGCATCTATACCGGCGTGCTGACGCAGCGCGACGGTGAGACTCCCATCGCGTCGGGAATGCTCCTGACGCTTACGCTCACACTAGTCGACGAGGTGACGCGGTCTGTGATCAACTCGCGGGACGCGCAGAACGTCCTTAACGCGAATGGCGTCACTGTAGACGTCACTGGTGGGACAGGTGTCCTGACATGGATATTGTCTAACTCGGACAATGTCTTCGTTCGCGATGCGCCGCCGCCGGCCTATGGTGAGATTGAGCGACACGAGGCGGTGTTTGCATGGACGTGGCAGGAGAACTCTGTCACGTATGAGGGTGAACGCAAGGTATTCATCCTCGTCGAGAGCTACCAGAACCTCGACAAGCCGAGCATGGGCAGTGGTAGTGTTGTGGTCACGGACTTTGTATACCAGGATGACGGGATCACACCAGTCGACGATGCCCTGGTGTGGGTGACGAGTGACACAGCGGGGGACACGTTCGTCGCGGGCCCGGTGCCTACGACATTGCTCGGGCAATATACGTTCTTGTTGAACCCAGGGACGTATTATGTCTGGGTGAAGAGCCCCTCATTCGCCTTGAGCGGTCCCAACGCGCTGACGGTGACCTGATGCCTATTACGCTGGCTAAGAAGACCACTGCGGACGTATTATGGACGACTCGCATTGAGCTCGAGCGGATGTTTGGCAAGTCAAATATCACGCAATGGGCCGATGTCGAGAACACCAGGAACGAGGAGACGATACGACAGAACATCTGCGCAGCCTGCGAGGACGCCACAGACGAGGCCAAGGGGGTGCTCCAGGGAGGCGCAGCCGGAACTGTCGTCGTGGCCTCGCGGGATCTCAGGCGGAACGTGACGCGAATCGCGGCAGGCCTGCTCTACGAGTCTCGCGGCGTACGCGATACCTCAGACGAGGAGGGAAAGAATCGGCTCTCGACCTCAGTGAACAGAGCGCAAAAGTGGCTCCGCAAGGTGAACGCCGGGGTCGTTAGGTTGACCAGCGGTAACGTCGAGCCGACGCGGGTGCCATTTGTGTCTCCGCACAAAGTGCCAAACTCGTATAATCAACGCGTTACGCAAGAGTGCAGGCTGTACCAGAACGAGCGCGAAGAGGTGATGAGCAGTACCACGTACCCCTGGTTCTATGGTGACGGCTTTGATCTGTTCTTCTGGCCCACGGGTTGAGGCCCTAGCGCGATTATGTGCTCGCAGGGCGCATGCCAGGCTCTTGGCTCGGGCTGGCATTGGATTCTCTTGCGACGACATCGTAGATGATATCGTCGCCTGTGCGATGGACCCGCAGATCAAGACAGCCGGAAAGATGTACCGCGAATTTGCCAAGCAGTCTGCTACTGAGACCATGGCGAATGTCCGCGATGTGCTGCTGCGGGACGTGCTGCGTAACCCAGACGCCAGATTGCGCGACGTCAAGGAGTCGCTGCGCCGGGTCGGCATCACGGGCGGTGAGGACGACGGAATCGTACAGACTCTCGTCAGGACGCAACGATCGATCGTGGCACATGCCAAGATGTGGCTCAACACGATCGACGATCCCAGGGTGTGGGGTTACGAGTATCGCACGAAGCATGACAAGCGGGTCCGACCAGATCATGAGGCGCTTGAGGGGGTGCGGTACCCGAAGCGACACCCGTTCTGGAAGCGATACGCGCCGCCCAACGGGTGGAACTGCCGGTGCGTCATAGTCCCGGTGTACCGATGGTCGCGCAAGGCACGTACTAAGCCGTTTCGCGGGACGCCAGACGTCGATCCAGAGTTTCTGTGGAACCCAGGATACGCGCTTGTAGGGTAGATTAAAGATCATGAGGCGCAAGACGTACCTACTGCAAGCTGTACCCGACGGTGCCTGCGCATTGGCCCAGGATCAGGGCGACACCTCGAAGGGGCAGCTCTGGCGCAAAGAGCTCGCGTACCCTGGTCATTTTGTCAAGATGGGCGAGGGTGATGAGCCGGAATTTGAGCTTGAGGTCACTGAGCCGCTCATTGATCACTGGGTGAAGACGTTCGATGACATGAAGGCGGACGGCGTCGACGTTCCTGTCCCCATTGGGCACACAACCGAGCCAGAGAAGCGGCGAGGCACAGTCGAGCGGCTCTGCAAGGAGCCAAACGAGGAGGGTAAGCCCGCCCTGTTCAGTTATATCCGGTTCAGCTCGCCGGAGTACTCTGACCAGTTCAAGGACTCGAACGTCTCGCTCTTCATGCCGCCCAAATGGACCAATGGCAAGGGTAAGACGTATCAGAGGCCTATCACACACGTTGCGATCACGGACTACCCAGTGATACCGAAGTTGGGTAAGTTCAGTTCTGTAGCGGCAAGCTATAACGGGGCGATAGCCCTTTCCCTATCACAGGAAGACGAAGGCATGGAGACCACCTGGGAAGAGGTCGCGAAGGAACTCGGAGTCCGACTCGAGGACGGGCAAGACGCCAGGGAGGCGGTCATGCAAGCCTGGAGCGCTGGCGAGACTTCCCCCGAGGGCGGGTCTGCCGAAGAAGACGAGCTCGGCTTCGAAGACGACCAGTTCACCGACATCGATGAGAGTGCCTGGGACGACCTGGGGACCGGTCAGAGTCGCTCTCCGGGCGGGACCCGCGAAGGCCAGGACGCTGACGATGCGAGACGTGCCCGGATGGCAATGGCGGGCGTAAGCAATTATGACCCGCCCCCATCCATGGGCATGTCTCTGGCGGTGCCGCCGACGCTCGCGAAGCGCGAGGCCAAGGTCCGGTTGGCGCAGCTGCAGGAGCTGCGCAAGGACTGCCGGATCAACGCGCAGCAGCTCGAGTATTATAAGCAGCGGTACTGCAAGCCAGACAACATCGCCGTTGCGATGTCAATGGAGATGCAAGACCCCTCGATGAGCGACGGGTGGGACGCGACATACGCGGCCCTCTCGATGGCCACGCCGTTCGCCCGGATGGGCGAGCACACTGGTCCGCAGCAGGGCGCCGCAGGTGTCGAGAAATCGCCGGTCGTGATCGACGCAGAGAGACGCCGGGCAGCTGCAGAGCGGGGCGGACGATAAAGCAGATTTGTCGCGCCATGGAGGCGCGGTGACAGTACTCGTTGGGCGATTACAGGGAGCGAAGTGACATGGTGACGTTCTTGACGGCGATTGCGATGCTGGCTGGCCTGGCGCTGATCGGCGCTGTCTTTACGTCCCAGTCGCTGACTGACAGGGTACGCATCTATGACCTCGTCAAGTTCGAGATCGACACTCGCCTGACCCGCACGTCAGGCACGATCAAGAATCCGTCTTCGACGACTGCGACACAGGGTCAAATTCAGGTCGGTTATCCTGTGAAACTTGTCGCCACGCAGTGGACGCTACTCTTGAGCGGCGATGAGGCCAACTGCGGAGGATTATACCTGGGCGACCCGGCGACACAGCCGTTCATGGAACAGCTCGCGCAAAATGCTATCTCAGCCTTGCCGCAGCAGATCTTGTTCGGCGGTCCGGCGATCGTGGACCAGACCAAGATCGCGACGACTGACGTTGCGGGTGCCTCGTTTACGCTCGCTACGCTTATTACAGCGCTTGCCGGGTTGAAGGGTGCCATTCGACCTCTTGCCGAGCCGACGACCTCGCTGCAGCAGACGAAGTAGTATCACCGTCTTTTCCTCTTGTTGATTGGAATCAAGGAGTATCGAGCATGGGGCTCTTGGACGTCTTCGACACGGATGCGTATTCGATGCACAGCTTGACTGTTGCCATCGACAAGCTCCCCTACATGCCCGGACGCATCGGCGAGCTGAACCTCTTTGACTTCAAACCGATCACCACCCGACATGCGGTGATCGAGGAGCGCCAGGGCCGGCTCTCGCTGTTGACCCAGCAGGCACGCGGCTCGCAGGGCCAGACCACGCCGGTCGGATACCCCACCCGAAAGACTCGGTCATTCGTTGTGCCCCACTGGCCGCAGTGGGACGCGGTCCTCGCCGAGGATCTCGAGGGCAAGCGAGCCTTCGGGACCGAGACGCAGGAAGAGGTCTTCAGTTCGATCTTCAATGATCGGCTGCAGGCCATGAAGAATAACCACGAGCTGACGTGGGAGTACCACCGGCTCGGCGCGTTGAACGGCATCCTGCTTGACGGAGACGGCTCGACTCAGATTTACAACTACTTCACCGAGTTCGGTATCTCGCAGGTCAACGCCGTGGTCGACTTCAGCGACTCCGGGACCTACGCCCTGCCCAACCCGACGATCGACCTGAAGATGGTCGCTGCGAACGTGATTCGGCAGACCCAGATCGCGTTGGGCAACACGCCCTTCAATGGCGTGCGCGCCTTCTGTGGCAACAACTTCTGGGACTCGTTCATCCACCACGGCACAGTCCGGAAGGCCTACGAGTACTACCAGGACAACTCGTTCGCCCGGAGCCTCCAGATCCCTGGGACGTCGGGCGGCGGCGGGTTTAACTTCGCCGAGATCACCTGGGAGAACTACCGGAGTGCCGCGCTTACCGGCACGATGGCGTTCCAGAACACCAACAACTGTTTCTTCTTCCCAACGGGTTGCAAGGACGTCTATCTCGATGCCTGCGCGCCGGCCGACTTCATGGAGACGGTCAACACCCGCGGCCAGCCAATTTACGTCAAGCAGGAGCGCATGAAATTCGACAAGGGGCTCGAGGTGCACACGCAGAGCAACCGGCTCTACGTCTGCACCCGACCTGGCTGTCTCATCAAGGGCACAGGGAGCAACCTGACGACCGAACCCACGGTGTCGTAGTGAGGCTCCGGGCCAGCATCCGGCTCGACCTCTCTAACCACAGAAGGGTGAGGCGCGCGATCAGGGAGGGATCAGGCCCGGTAGAGCAAGTACTCGACGAGTACGAGAGGCTCTACCGGGCTTTTATATTGGGTCGGTTCGATAGATACAGCGTCGGAGGTGGTAACTGGCCAAAGCTCAAGCCAGCATACGCCAGGCAAAAGAAAAAGAACAAGGACAAGATTCTCGTACACTCCCGCTTTATGCGGCTCAAGCTGCAGACGGGCATTAAGATACTCGCGCAGAATAGGAACTCGATTAGGCTTGGTTTTGACATGGGTATGAATCACCCAGACGCTGGGATCACGGTGGGACAGCTCGCGGAGATACATGATCAGGGTCTCGGCGTTCCCAAGCGACAGATACTCGTGTTGCCTGACGACAAGACGGCCAAGGAAATGCGGGATGCTGGCACCGGGATACTCGCGAAGGAGATGAGGGGTGAGCGGTGAGCATCGACCAGGAGATGGACCCGTTCAGTCAGGCCTACGAGGCCTTGCGTCGGCTTGCCATCGAGTCTGCGCGGTTGCGATCACTCGTCCGCGTGGGCAACCAGATCTTTTTCAACAGCCAGTCGTGGTCCCCGCCCGACAAGCCCGAGGTCAGCGACGCAGACCTGCCAGAACTCGCCCTGATGGTAACGACTCTCGAGGGGCGCATCCGACAGACATCCAGCGGATCAATGGCCAAGCTCGGATTCGATTGGATTCTCAGCACGGGCGACCCGAACGTTCAGCGAGCTATTTTACCAGTGATGTTTGCGGTGTATGCGGCGATGACGCCATGGGTGACGTCTATTACACCAGAGGCCAACCCATTCATGTGGAAGGACGCATCATTCATAAAGCGCGTCGACCTCGTGCAAGCAAATGTGGGCCTCGCAGACCCAGACCGGAACCGCGGCATCCGCGGGTGGAGCAGCGTGTGGGCGTGTGAGATCGAGATGTATTTTCAGACGTCGAGCGTGATCCTAGCCTCCCAACAGACGGTGCAATAACCATGGCTGTACACAGCGGACGATTCGGCGTGGTCAACGGCGTGAGCACCGTGGGTGAGTGGTCGATAGCCGACGCTGGCACGCTCGCCGAGGCCGTGGCATCGAACACAGCATTTGGCACGGCGCGTCGGCCTGGCGTCGAGGAGTGGAGTGGGTCATACCAGCCGTATGGCTATGCCCCGCCATCAGGACAGATGCCAGGCGACTCGATCAGCTTCATCGGATATATGGCACCTGATAATGATCAGGGCGGCGTCGGCGAGGAGTACTCCGGCACGGCGATGCTCAAACAACTCGCCGTGAACTGGAACTGGGCATCTGGTGAGATCATTAGCTTCCAGACTGACTTTGATGGGCATCTGGCACTTACGCCCACTCCAGCCACTGGACCACACCTTGACAGTTCGGTCCCGAGCTTCCCGCAGATCGGTGGCACGTTCTTCTCGTATGCTACGGTCTCCCCGTGGACATCATACACGACTTGGACGGACCTTGTCAGCGCGACATGGACGTTGAAGAACAATGTGCAGCCCTACGTCAACTCGTCTACATGGCTTGGCACTCCTGGCCGGTTCTGGACGGGTCGCAAGCAGGGCATCTATGACTGGACGCTTGCCGTCACGGAGCAGAATGTCGACCGCGCCCGGTTCAAGAAGGGCGATCAGCTCGCGCTTCGCCTGTATGTGACCCAGTCGCTATACTGGGAGCTTTGGTGGGGCATGGTTCGCGATTTCACGAACATTGTGGTCGATCGCAAGACAGGTAAGATAATCACGCAGACCATCAACATCGACATGCAGGTATCGGACGTCACTGCCGGGACGCTCGGGCACATCTTGAAGCCTGACGGGACGACATGGTGGCCGATCGCGCAGACCTGATATTTTTACAGGATCAGCGATAGGTTATGTTATGCCCGAAATGACCGCTGCCGCCCATCCGATCTCAATCGGTGGGAAAGAGTATCAGATGTCGCCGCTCACCGAGCGGGACCTCGACGAGCTCGATGCCTGGTATCGCAAGACCATGATCGATGCCGCGCGCTCTGCCTTGTCATCTGACATGACGCAGGACGAGCGCGACGAGGTGATGGACGCTGCGGTCCGACAGGCGCATGGCCTGCGGTTCCTGACACGCGGGGCCAAGATGTCCGGCGAGCGATTCGCCAGGCTCATCTGGCAGGGCTGCAAGAAAAAACACCCACAGTTAACGATGACAGAGGTGATCACCGCGCTCAAGGAGTCGCCGACGCCCAAGGAGGACGTGCTCGCAATATTCGCAGTGTGGGAGGAGATCAACGGGGCGAACAAGAACGGACAGCCGCCTGCCCCAAAACAGGAGGGGTGAGCCGCGAGGAGAAGTACCGGCGGCTCATGACGATGTACCCCGGACTCACCCCTGAAGACATCGCCGACATGACGCCGTATCAGCAAGTGTCACTCGCAGACCGACAAGAGGACCAACAGGTCACATTTAGCTCTGAGGCAGAGTACGCCGCATGGACTATTCAGAGATTGAGATCAGGGGCGAGTTAGACCCCCTCGCGGAGGCCATCGATAAGGCAGAGTCGATGCTCGGTGATTTTGGAGACCGGGTGGCCGATGCGTTCCGTCAGATCACCGGTGTCGTGTCATGGGATGACTTGTTCTCAAAGATCAGGTCTGGAATGCGCGCATTCCAGGACTCCCAGCTTGGTGTTGCCTTGCTGAATAAGTCGCTCAAGGACACCGAGCAAACCGCGGGATTAACGTACGACGCACTCGAGCAAATCAACACGCAGCTCCAAAAGATCAGCAACTACACTGAGGACGCGATACGCGCCGCTGAGACGGCCTTGCTTAAGTTCAAGGACGTCAAGGGGATGGGTGGCATCTTCCAAGACACGCTCAGGTCAGCGATGGACCTGGCTGCAGCCACTGGTAAGTCACTAGTAGATGCAGTGAATGTGCTCGGCGCAGCCCTGAATAACCCGCGAAAGAACCTCGAGGACCTCGAGGACGCAGGTGTGAGTTTCACGAAATCACAAAAAGCAATGATCGAGGCGATGCTACGGCTCGGTAATATCGTCGGAGCGCAGCGCTTGATCTTGAACGCCGTGCAGGACGCGTACGGTGGGCTGGGCGACGCCACGAACGACGTAAATGCGCGTCTCGATAAGCTATCCGACGGGATGTCCAAAGTCTGGAAGAGCATCGGCGGGTTCCTCGTCCCATATGTGAACCGCGCGATTGACGTCATTGAGAAGTTCAACGTCGTCGTGAACGCGCTCGCGAAAGAGTTCATCGACTCGTTCGGGCCAAGCGGCATCGAGGGCACGGTCGACGAGGTATTTGGTACGCTTGAAAAGTGGTTCTGGAAGATCGCAGATGCGGGGGTCGTGGCATTCTCTGCCATCCAAGTTGCTGTGCAAAACTTTGATGCGTTTATAAAATGGGCGTTCGCTAATGTTGGCAAATATGCTATAGATGCATTCTTCTTCATATTGGACGAGACAGTGAAGTGGGGCAAGCTTCTCCTAGAAGCAGCGCAGCCTGCTCTTGAGTGGCTCTCTGGGGTTTGGGATCAAGTAAAAGTAGCGGCCAATGCCGCGCTCACTGCGACACTTGACTACCTGGCTGCCTGGGCCGAGGCTGCCGTCAAGTGGTTTGATCAGTTAGTGCTGCAGGGCAAGCAGCTCTGGACTTCATGGACGCGTGGTGCAGAGGCATGGATAGCAGCTGCCACGGGATTTATAGACAAGTTCGTCGAGTACGGCAAGACTGCAGTGAACTTCTTGATCGACGCGATGCTCGGGTTCGCGGGGTTGACGCGGGACATGCTCCCCGACATAGTCAACCCGTTCGCGAAACTGGGCGACAAGCTCGATGAGCTTAAAGCGAAGTTCGCTGGGTTCCAAATGCCAAAGGTGGACCTAGGCGACATCAACGCAAAGTTTGACACGCTCATCGCGAAGCTCCCTCGGGTCAACCTCGACAAGCTCCTGGCGGACCTCAAGAAGGCACGCGACGACCTCGCGCGACAAGCGGACGATCCCACGATCGGGGCAGCATTCCGGAATGCGCTCGATGACAACCGCAAGCGGCTCGATGCCTTCGCTGACAAGGTGCGCAAGATTCTCGACGACGACAAGTACCGGACGATCACCGGCAAGGACGTCCCGTTCGGCGATTTCAGCGGCGAGAAAGAGAAGAGCGAGGGTCGAAGCTCCGCGCAGCAGATGGAAGACCTCCTCGCGCCGTTCAAGCGAATCCAGGAAGCCGCGGCCCGTCGGCCAGAGCTCGGCGAGCTCGAGCGCATCCGGCAGGCCGCCGAGGAGGAGGTGCAGATTCAGCGAGCCATGCACGAGGCGATGGCACAGCAGCGCCGCGAGGCGCACGGCCTGAGACTCCCCTCGTTCGCGATGCAGCCGCTCGTAGAGCCACAATGGATGGGGGCTTGAGATGAGCGACTACAGCTCTGCCGCCGTAAACTACGAGGAGATCAACTCGGCGCACGAGCAATATGACGAGGAGCGCGGCTTGATGACCGCCGAGGTCACGCTCCGCTGCGCCTATTCGGACCGACATATACTCGCCGGCGACATCTGCGGGAACCTCCGCGCGTGGCCCAAGGGGGCTGCCGGACTCGTGCCGTTGGCCAGAGGCGCTAGCATCGTGCCAGCGCAGAACCAGGGCGGCACGGTCACGGCGGGCTTTCAGCTCAACCCAGCTCAGGCCCTAGTCACGATCCACTACACGACCAAGAACCAAGAGGTCGTGACTGAGTCGTACGAGCCGTGGGTCGAGGCGCTCCAGCTCGACTTCAGGTTGTTCAGGTGGGGTTCAGGCTCTGGTCGCCCATTGCGAGAAGATGAAGCCCCGCCATGGTGGCTGCGTGGTATCAACTTCGTGCGCAACGAGCTGTTCGTCCTGCCGCCGCTCAGTACGGACCTCGTGGACCTCGTGGGCAACACGAATAATGCCACGATCATGTCCACGTACATGGGATTCACGTTCAACGAAGGCACGCTGCTCTATATGCCGCCAACGATCAACCGGAAGATAACGTCAATCGGTGACGTAAAGTACGATATGACAAAGAAGTTCAGCTACCGACCGCAGGGGTGGAACTGGTTCTGGAACTCGCTGGACGACGCGTGGGAGCAGATCTACTTATACGGCAGCGGGTCGCCGTTCGAGCCGTATCCCGAGGCAAACTTCGCCAATATCATATCAGCGCCGATGTGACCAGACATGAGGACACGACTCTCACGTGACCAGCTCACGCTGACATACTGCGAGCGTGACGCGTTCCTCCAGGACACGCTGAACGCGATGATCGAGGCGAACCGTCGCAACGGGTTCAACCCGGCGACGCGTTCGAATCAGGACGACTGGACGCATGCGGTGATGCCGCCGATCCGGTCACGCTCACCTGCAGACTGGGTGCAGTGCCAGAGCCTTGACGCGATCCCAGCGTTCGGAATATGCCAAGTGTACGGCGGGCACTTTGACTCGACAGTTGGCGACGTCATCTTGAGCGTGCAGAAAGTCCAAGACAATGCCAAGATGTTCGCAGCTGCTGAGTTCTACGGTGTGCAAGCCTCGGGGTATGGCTGGGTGCGATTGTTGAACCCGTACGTCCCGCGTCGGGTGAACTACTACGGTTCGTCGCCGGCGTGGTTCGACGAGCTCACTGTCACGAACACGTCAGTGACCAGCGGGAATGGCGGGCAGCTCTTGTGCGTGGGCACAGCGGATGCCGAGGGCCACGTCGCCGTGATGACGACCGTCGGGACGCTGATCCTCAAGGGGCAGACTACGACGACGCACGCGAAGGGCCAGACGAAGACCGTGGCGATATATCGCCGCGGCCTGAACGTGAAGGGCATGGAGACCTTCACGGCGGGAGACACGGTCCAGGCGTACAACACGTTCGCGACGGTCGCTGCAGGGAAGTGGGTCGCTGTGGCCTACATTGATGGCGGCTGGGAACTCATAGACGCGGAGTGTTAGATGCAGTTCGGTCCATGCAGCTGCTGGTGCGGCGGCGGTGTCACGTCGCAATATTATTACGGGTCGCAGCGTATCGGTCTCATCATTGTGGCGACGTTTGGCCAGACGCAGGCCAGCGGTAAACCAAACGTGTTCGCGTTCGATGGTAACGGGAACCTACTATGGAGTTATTTGACTGGATGGTTTGTCGGTGTCAACCAAACGAACATTAAGGTGGTCGAGGGGATAACACGAGACGGGGATGGAAATATCTATCTCGCATACGCCACTACTGGAAAGAACGGCGCAGATGCCAATGGTATTGCGACCGGCGACTTTGCATTCGGCATCCAGAAATTAGACCAGAATGGTAACTTATTGCAAGACTGGTCCCCCGTGGGTTGGACGCTGGCGGGAAATTTGAATGCCTCACCAGTGACATACTGGAGTAATCCGCAGAGACAATTGGTGTATGGAAAGAGCGGGCAATTGCCGGAAGCACTCTGGTGGAACCAAAACGACAATAGCCTGTACTGGTCGCATGTCGGCAAGCTCGTCACTGTCGGATCAGGCACCGCGGGGCAACGATTTGATTACCTGTCAAAACTAGACCTGAACTTCAATGAGCTTACATCATGGGGCGGCTCAAACTACGCAGGCGTCCTGTGGAGTCAAGCGAACCTCTCACAGCTGCAGGTCAATAGGCTTGCAGGTAAACCACGAGTAGATAACGACGGTAACATTCACATTGATACGGGCTTAAACTTATGGACGACTACAGCAGGTACGGGTACGGCGCCTGGGGACCCCCGGTCGCATACAAAGATGACACCATCTGGGACGGTGTTGACAAATGCAAGAGCAACCCAACCATATAAGGTGGGGTCCTTTACGGGCGTCGGGTACGCTGCGGGAAATCGCAATACTTTCAGACAAGGATATGAGCTAGGCCTAGATCTGGGCTCACATGGATATTTGTTCTATCCATTCTCACCTAATATGACAGACGACCTAGGCGGCAATCCTGGAACAGGGACAGACCGGCCGACTATTGCTTGTCGTACATCGATCGGTGCCGTGGCTCCATGGTGTACTGCCGTAAATGATGCATGCGCAAATACAGTCATAACAGTGGCCAGGGGTACCGTGAGTCAACGTGGCCATATATTTGCCATTGATAACGGCACTGTAGGACTTTCTATCAATCAAGCCCCAGTGTGGGCAAAGACGATGTGCGACTGGACGTGGGGACATGGGGACAGGTTTACGGCAGACTCTGCCCCGCAGGGTGGGATCTCGATACTCTACGCGCAGGGCCGCTTGTTCGTATCTATGGGTGGAGCTGACACGCAGCAACACTACAACCAGCGTGGCGCCCTGACCAACAGTCCATGCAGGATAGCGCCCAACCCCACGTTTAACGATCAGGCAGTGTACGGGTTGTGGGCGATAGACGCTACTACTGGGGCGCAGCTCGTGCTTCAGACTAACGACAATATAAACAATACGACGGGCAATAACGCTACGCCGTCATTCTTGGGCCAAGGCATACAGGGTCTCCAGTATCACGCGGCCAGCGGAAACATCGTCGCAGTGGGGCAATACAACACGCCATACTCGAATGGCAACCCAAACATACATGGCCCATACTTGTTTTCATTCTCTTTCGGGCTCTCAACAATCTGGCGGGTGGACCTATCCGGGCAAGGCGTCCTCGGTCTAAATGCCACTGACGCTACCTGCACGTATGCTGACGCAAGTTAGACACCTCCTGATGCACCTATGGCCCCGTGCCGTCCCGCACCCGAACGCGTGGCGACTCAGCGTCGCGCGCATTGTCAAATATTGGCACGTGTTCACTGGATACAAGGTAATAGCTGTTGCCGGGTCGCATGACTCGGTGCCAATACATGAAGTGCGGGCCGCATTTCCACCGGACTGCGAGATCATCGAATGGCCCAATAACCCGCGCCTGAGGGAAGTAGCCACGTTCTGGGAGCTCATGGCTCGGGTTCGCGAGCGCATTGGCGTTACATTCTACTGTCATGGAAAGGGTAGCACGCACCATGACACGTCGATCTGCCAGGAGTGGGGCGACGTCATGGCAGAGACACTTCTCAGCGATACGCGCTTGATAGACAAGGCGTTCGATAGCGGGTATAGGATGCTCGGGTCATTCAGGCGGAACGGACGGTTCGGGCGCAAGCCGGACAACTGGCATTATTCGGGGACGTTCTATTGGTTTGACAATGACGCGATGTTTCGCGCAGCGCGCTCATGGAATGATGTCGACGATACGTGGTTTGGCATGGAGTCATGGCCGGGCAAGTTGTTCCATAACCCACAACACTGCGGATGTGCGTTCTTAGATTGGTGCGGTGACCTCTACAGTGAGCGATATTGGGAACAGGTAGTACGCCCAGAGCTCGAGAAGTGGCGCGCGCGTCATGAACTGGTGATAAGGCCTATTACTGATAAGTGCGAATTCGAGCCATTACATAACTCTCCAGGACAAAATGCATGCGTAAGGTGTCGCAAGGTAGTGCATGATACGCTTTTATTCCAAGAACATGTATGCAGCAGTGGGTTCAGGTCTGTAGACTCACCAGTTCCACAGGTGTGTCTACACCGCGGCCCGAGGGTCCGTAGTGTAACATGCATTGAGTGCGGGGGCAAGACCGCCCCAGTGTTTAAATGTGCAGTTTTTGGCGAGTGTCTCGCGCATCGTCTGCAGGGTGCTGCAGAATTTCATACATGTGCTGGCTGTACTTCTGCTAAATTCCTGGTATAATTGAACCATGAAAGTTACCTTCCTGCAGCAATTGACGTATTGGATCACGTGGGCCTTTCAAGGAAATCCCGGGCTGTATCAGCTCGTGATGGAGATGGTGATGCGGATGTTCCCGGCGCCGCCTGGGCCGCCCACCTGTGTGTTGGTATCGCAAGGAGCAAATGGTATGTTGACCTACCAAGTGGCGCCGCCGCCGGACACTGCGCCGGACGTGGCATCGTACGAGTACACAGCAGTCGTGGCAGGTGTGAGCCCCGATCAGGTGCTGACGCAAAAGAAGGGTGACCCTGGTCCGACGTTCACAGTACCCACGACCGGCGTGGCTGTGAGCGTTACAGTCATCGAGATCGATGCCTCCGGCAACCGGAGCGAGGCATCTGACCCACTGCAGTTCACGTCCGCCGACACACTCCCGCCGCCGAAGCCGGGGATGCCGACGGTCACCGAAATCGCTGATCAATAACATGGATCGCGAAGAGAGATTCTGGCGCTGGGCCACCAGGGCGTTCCTGGTGGTCAGCGCTTTGTTGTTCACAGGCGTACTCAAGCTGGTGCTGTCATGAAAATGCGAAAAGCATTTACACTAATCGAACTGCTCATGGTGGTCACGATTGTCGCGATTCTTGCGGCTATCTTATTGCAGGCTGCAGGCGCGGCTATAAGTCTGGCGCGGCAGAAGAAGACCGAGAGCATCTTGTGGAGATTACATCACCTTACGCAGGCGAGACAACAGCAGCTCCAGCGCTGGGAGATGCGTACACCTACAACAGTAGTCAACACCTGGGAAATGATAGCCGTTGACACAGATGCACGATTCAAGTCGATGCCGCTGCGAACTCGACAGCTGATAGCGAAAAAGCTACTTCAGGCTCGGTTCTTCCCGCAGGCGCAGTCCGAGCTGTGGGACGCCAAGGCATATCCAATCGGCTCGACGATTGAGGGTGCTCTCGTGTCCAATCCACTGCAACAAGGCGATTGGCGAGTAGACGATGATCTCAAGATGATCGACGGCTGGGGAAACCCAATAGTATTCTTCCGGTGGCCCACTGCGCTATTCCGCGCGCACCCCGAGCTGTCCCCTGCGCAATACTCACGGGACCCTAATGACCCGCTATGCGACCTCGCTGGCCTGTGGAATGCTGGCGACGTGTTCAGTCCAGTTATCACCGTGCAAATGCCCGAGCCATGTCGAGTATCGCTCATGGTATTTGTATCAGCGGGCCCAGACGGACAGCTAGGAATGAGCTACCCGTTGGGCGACGTTACAGATGAACAAGCGTTCTCTGATAATATATTGAGCATCAACGTACGATGAAAATCGAGCTAGGCGGCGGTACGCGGGCCAGAGGCGGCTTGTTTAAGAACTACGACGCATGCGCCACAGCGGACGTCGTCTGTGACTTGAACGAGCTGCCATGGCCGATCGCAGATGACAGCGTGACCGATTTGTATTCGGCACACTGCCTAGAGCACCTGCAGTATGGGCCTGAGGGATTTGTGCCTGTGGCGAGAGAAATTGCGCGGATCTGTCGTCTCGAAGCGTACATCGAGATCAGGGTGCCCGATGCATGTGGTGAAATGGCAATGTGCCCAACGCATACGACGGTGATCTCGATCAATATGATGTTACATGCTACGTCAGTATTTCCCGAGATTTACTGGCCGCCATCGCAGCTGAAACGGCTTATACTAGTTGGCATTACACCTGGAGCTGACGCATACTGGTTCCCAAGGGCGCGTAAGTCACCGCTGTTTGCTGGGTGGACTGATGAGGAGATCATGACCTGGGTGCCGCGGACTCGACACGAGAATCGGTTCTTTTTGACGGTGGAGGCGAATCGATGACCGTCAGATACCGATACCGCGAGCCGCTCCCGTCGTACCCGACGCAGAAGGTCTCGATCGTGCTTGTGACGCATAATCCTGACCCACACCAGGTCATGTGCGCCGTATCGGCGCTCGCATGTCAGACGCATCACAACTGGGAACTACTCGCAGTGCATGACGGGTTCAACAGTACGTTTGACTCATTGTGCGAACAGTTCCCACAATATCGCACGAGGTACTTCCTCGAGGACAAGCAGACCGGCGACTGGGGCTATCACGTCCGGTCGAAGTATGAGGCGATGTGCACTGGCGACTGGATTGGCGGGATGTGTGACGATGACTGGATGGCGCCCGTGTACCTTGAGGAGCTGTTGCACGCGGCAAACTCGCAGGAAGCCAGCTTTGCGCAGTGTGACTACCTGCACAATTATACGCAGTGGGCCGAGATACATAAGGGGTTCCCCGTCGTCGGACATGTCGGAATAGGCGGGTGGATTGCCAAGCGCGAGCTCGTGCTACGTCACCCGCATACGACATTCACTGAGACTGCAGACGGCGACCGGGTCGTCAAGATGTCCCAAGACTCGGAGTTCCGACCCGCACTGGTAGAAAAGGCGCTGTATGTCCATGGATAGGACCACGCCATTCGACCCCACCGCTAAGCTCATGCTGCACCCGACGCATGTGGCGCACTATCTGAGCGACGCGCCAGACGCATGGAAGTATCCTCCGATCGGCGTGGAGATAAGCCCCACAAATGACTGCAACGCGAAGTGCCCTTGGTGCTTCTATGTAGGTTCTGAATATAAGAAGCATCACAGCAAGGAGGAGCTTAACCGCGGCGTGGCGCACTCACTCATCCACTCGCTCTGGTGCATGGGCGTCAAGTCGATCACCTGGACGGGCGGTGGCGATCCGTCAGTATATACGCGTATAGACGAGGTGATGCGGCATGCGCATGAGGTCAACATCTCGCAGGGCATGTTCACTAATGCGTACCGAGCAGTTCAACACCCTGAATGGTTAGACTGGGTGCGCATCACGATCACTGAGCGATTCGTGCTCACGAAGAACGTCCAGGCATACGTCGACGCTGGGACCGAGGTGGGCGTGAACTTCAACTGTACCAAGGACAACCAGGGCGAGCTGCGCCGACTCATCGAGCAGGCCATCGAAATGGGTGTGAAATATTTTCAGGTGCGACCTGCCCTGGCTGACACGTTCGTCGAGCAGCGACAGGTGCCATTTCCTGACCTCGTGTGGGAATATGAACATGACATCAAGATCGAGGCCACGCCGTACAAGTGGGCAGACTATATGTCGCCGCACGGATATGACACCTGCGTCGGGCATCGACTTGTCCCATTCATATGGCATGACGGGACTGTCTCAGTCTGCGCGTACCACAATCAGGACCCACGCTACGCTTTTGGAAATCTGTCTGAAGCTACGTTTGAACAAATTTGGGGCTCAAAACGACGACGAAAGATGATCGAGGACGGCGTGGCAGTGATCAAGGAGTGTCAACAGGCTTGTAAACTTCACGAGATAAACAAAGCCCTACACCACTTGAAGGACGTGAGACACCCGGACTTTGTATGAAAAACGTGCTCTGTCACATCTATCCAAGATTCGACACGAACGCCTGGCGACGCTGCGTGCGCATGCTGTATGCCCGGCGCGCCCTGTTCGACGGGCGGTGGGTGATCGGTGTGGTCACTGACCAGCACACCGAGTCGTTCGCGCAGGTGCAACACGAGCTGCGATGGAAGCGTGACATCATATTCGTTAACAAGCCAAACGACCCAGACAGGCGCGAGGTGCAGACCTGGAACGAGATGTGGGCGCACGTCCCGACAGACGATGACTCGGTGACATTTTATTGCCATGCGAAGGGTGCTACTAGGGGTGAACAAATCGTGCAGTGGTGGACAGACATCGCATGGCACATCCTGTGCGACTATCCGGACCTCGTGGACGAGGCACTGCGGCGACGACCAGTGGTCGGGATATTCAAGCGTGAGGGCTTCACGCCCGGCTACCCGTGGCCATGCGCATGGCACTTCTCGGGTTCGTTCTATTGGGTAAAGTCCAGGCAGGCACCGCGCAGCATCGATCCCCATGGGTGGGGAGTCGAGACGTGGCCGGGCCGACATTTTAAGGAGGAAGACGCGTGCTGCCTATTCATGGAGAAGACGGTAAGCTGCTACGACCAGAAATACTGGGACTTCGCGGTGACACCGGCGTTTCAGTACTGGCGGGCCGCGCTCCGGTTCGTTGGGCTGTCTACGACGGACTGTTCGACGACAGAGTGGTCAGCGCTGCCGCACATCACTTTCCCGCCCCTGACTGGGACGGATGGCTCCGGTACGATAGTCCTGGGGAGCAGAAACTCGCGGCGAATCGGGGACTTCCTGACCCATGCATGCAATTGCTCGCCGAGATGAACTCGTATTGCCCGCTGTGGCTTGCCACGGACCTCGCGCTGTACGGCGGCGGAGCGCATGTCACCAAACAGCTCGATGTGCATTTAGACTGTGATGTGCATCCGATCACGGGATTCCGACGCGCGATTAACGCGATCCTGTTCCTTGACCACTCCAAGCAATCCCCATTCGAACTCTGGTCGTGGGATGCAAGATATTGCATTGTGCAAGCCTATCCGCGTCCGGGCAGGCTCGTCGTGTTCGAGGTCGGGGACGAGTCATACCATGGAGTGTCGCAGCGAAGCGACATATGGCGCAGATCACTTGCTGTGTACTGGTGGGACCCCGCTGGGCTAGCCAATCCAAAGAGACAACGAGCTCAATTTGTTACGGGTCCAGATCGAGAACCAGACCCCGAGAAGAAATTATGGCAAGACAGCCGACAAAGATAGAGCTGGGCGGCGGATATAAACCGCTGCCTGGGTTCTTCAACGTGGACCTATGCGATGGCGCAGACCACAAGATGAATCTTGATATAGTAGGCGCAGGTCGCGAAGCACTGCCGTTCGAGAGTGACAGCGTTGATGAGGTATACTCGTCGCACTGCTTCGAGCATCTCAAATACCACAAATTCCTGTTGCACGAAATCGTGCGAATCTGCAAGGTGGGCGCACGGTTTGAGCTGCGTGTCCCGCATTGGAACCAGAGCATGGCGATGTGCGGTGGACACGAGCAGACCATGAGCGAGGAGGGAGTCGCGCATTGGCGCGAGTTCGCCGATCACTGGTGGGACGACAAGAAGAAGTGGCTAAGCGTCCCTAGCGTCAGTTGGGAGCCGACCAAGTGGTTCCACGAGGCGCAGCAGTTGTTTCCGCAGATGACACGTGAGCAGGTACTGCGGTTTATCCCGAACACCTGCCACGAGACTCGATTCGTGTTTCACGTTGAGGAGCGGCCAAAGTCATGATAGCCGTGGCACCAGTTTGGGACCTGGACGGTCGTCCGCAGCGCATCGCGAATGTCAAGCGATTTATGCGCGACTTTCATGGTTGCCGTCTCTGGGTCGTCGAGATGGCATATGAGGATAAAGACTGGCAGCTGCCGGCGACTCGGGACGTCTTGCATGTTCGTGGGAATCGATGCAAGCACTCAATGTTCATGAAGGAAGCGCTGTTTAACTACACGCTGCCTGACCTCGAGCATGATAGCGTAGTGTGGATAGATGCCGATGTTGTGTTCATGCGCGATGATTGGGTCGACCAAGCGCGGCGCGAACTCGAGCACCATCAAGTCTGTCAACTCTTTGGTACTACGCGGTATGAGACTGCGCACCATGACCTTGGTACCGAGATACGGTCTGCAGCATCGCTTTGGGCGGTTCGAGACCATGCATTTGACGACCTCGCAAAGGTGCAGACTGGCCTTGCATGGGCTGCTAGACGCGAATGGCTACAAGAAAAGGGCGGCCTGTTTGACCGAATGGTAGGTGGGAGTAATGACACAGTGATGTGGAAGGCCTTCACGGGCGGCATGGCACGCCTGCAGCACCTTAACGAGATGAGCTCATCGTTCCGGCAGTACGTCATGGAGTACGTGCACCGAATGGAAGATACGACTGTTGGATATGTCGAGGGGTGTCTCATCCACCTACATCATGGCGACCTGCGAACACGTGACTATGCGCACCGTTGGAAGCTACCATGGTATTACCCGACGACAGATGTGCAGGTCCGCAATGGATTGCTTGAATGGTCGCATGATGATGCAGCGAAAAAATTTGCTGAACACGCTGTACTTTTGCGGTCTACATGATATAATAGACATGTCAGGTCAGTCACTCACATGGAGACACTCATGTCGTTTAAGCCACAAGACGCTGCCTTCTGTTACAACTGCAAGAAGTCACCAATACGCGTTGCACAATTCCAAGAAGGAGCGTATGCGCTCTGTCAGCCATGCCTCCAGAACGCCTTGCAGCTCTGCTTTCCGTCGACGCCGGGAATGATCGTCCCAGTGGCGCTCCCGACGCGCGAAGTCGAGGCCACCGACGACACCGTCGAGCAGGCTGAGGCTACGTGCAATGCGTTCCTCGACCTGAACGGGATCGATCGCCCAACGTATGACTTTAAAGACGCGAGCGGCGGTAATCTGCACGGTGTGTATAATCGACCCTCGCGCACCGTCCACGTGTTCGTCCGCGGGTGCAAGCAGGGCGGCGCGTTTAAGTCACGCCCTGGGTATTGGGAGGACGTATCGATCGTCGGTGTGACAGCCCACGAGGTCGCGCATCACGTCGACCATGAGCTCCGGCTCGGCAGCTCGTTCTACGACGTATACCAGCATGAGTCGCCAGTCGGGAACAACGCGCAGGTCAACCGGCATGAAGACCTCGCAGATGCGCTGCTGCTCTACATCCGCAACCCGGACCTGCTGCTGACGCTGTGCCCAATGCGACATACGTTTCTGTCCAAGCGACTAAAGGCCACTGAGACGCGCTCGTGGCGCGAGGTGTTGTCCAAGTACCCCGAGTGCGTCAAAGAGGTAGAAAAGAGGCTAAAGCCATGAAACCGCGCGTGTTCAAACTCGAACCGACGATCCTGGACTCGTCGAAGTCTGATCGGTTCGGAGAGACGGTGCTCGTATTCCCGAGACACCGATACCCCTCGATCGCGTCACAAGCGTTCCAGGACGAGATTCTCGAGCGCCTGCTGACGCTGGGATTTGACCCGACGCGGGACTACGTGCTCATCGGCGGTCCGACCGTAGCGCTCGCCCTGTTCGTGAGCGCTGTCGCGGTGAACTACGGTCACTACAACGCGCTCGTGTTCGACCCGCGGGACCACGTGCGAGACTACGAGGCAGTGCCAGTCAATGGGGTGGCAGTATGATCGAACAATCGCGAGATGCCTATGGCGTAGCGCTCGAAGCGCATGGTGCGCTGATGGTTAAGCTCGAAGAGATCAAGGTGCGCCTGCGTGGATGCGTAGATGCCAAGGAGCTTGTGGACGCAATCTATGCGCTCAAAGAGGTCTCTAAGCTCATGGACGAGTGTCGCAAAGAGGCAGACCGTGTTACAGCGCAACTGGAACACGAGACTTGCAAGCTATGGGTCCTGGGCGACGGTGAGCCGATCCGCACGCCGTGGTGTACCGGTTCGCCTGACGTCAAGCAGACACCGCGAGTCCCAAAGAAGGATACACCAGAGTACGCGGCATTCTGTGCGCATTATGGCGTCGCTGCTGACAGCATGTTCGTTCCACACTGGGACCGCATGCTCGAGCAGATCAGCGCAGATCTCAAGGCAGGCAAACCGCTACCCCCAGGGGTAAATCCGGCAGACATGTATACAGTTCCCAAGGTAAAGATACATAAGAAGCGCGGCGTCCTCGAGGGCGCTGAGCAGGAGACTACGCCGTTCTGACCGCCTTGCGACGACCCCCGCCCGGCATGTCACTATATCCATAGAGGGTCAACCGATGAGGAGAATGCAATGAGTATCGTAAAAGCGCAGACGTCGCTGATCAAGCCGCAGGCCAACGAGACGCTCCCTGACTTTATCAGGGAGCAGGGACTGGCCGGCACCGAGCAGCTGGGAACGTTCATCCGGCCGCAGCGGGTGAAGACGATCCAGAACCAACGGGCTGAGAAGTATAAGACCTGTCGTCCTGGCAGCGTGCTGCTCACGCCGAGCAGTCAGGTGCTCGCCGAGAACGAAGAGTCATTCTACTTTGTGCCGCTGTTGTTCTATCCTGAGTGGGCGACCGTGAACCCGCTCAAGATGAAGGGCAACATGATCCGGGAGCGGACCCTCGACATCACGTCGGAGCTTGCCGCGAAGGCCCGGGACCCCAAGCGGTGGGGCGCTGACGTGTGCCCAGAGATGCCAGACGAGAAGCTGCGGCACAAGGAATTCATGGTGTTCGTGTGCTACGTGCTCGCAAAGGGCGAGGTGGCCGGCCAGCCGGTGCTGATCTCGTTCAGCGGCGGCGAGCACCAACGCGGACAGAACCTCGCATCGCTCATCAAGGGTCGCGGCGCGCCGATCTACGCGTGTGTCTTCGAGGCGAAGTGCCCCAAGGACGAGCGTCGCAATGCCAACGGTCAGGCGTGGTACGGCATCGACGTGTTCAACCCGACGAGCGAGGGCTGCCCGCACCCGTTCGTTCAAAACCGTGAGGACTTCGAGCAGTTCAAGAAACTGCACGAGGAGTACGCGGCGGCCTATGTAGGCGGCATCGAGCAAGCAGACCTCGGGGAGGAGGAGGTTGCCGAGGACGTCGCTGGCGGAAAGTTTTAGCGATCCACTAAATCAGGCGGCTGCTGCCTGAACCGGGCGCTGGCTGCCGCACTCGACTTGAGCTGCGGCAGCCAGCCTCTTTCACTCAACACGGAAGCCAGGCGGGCATGGGTGCAGTAAACTACCTCGCAGAGCTGGAACGCATGGGTTTGCCTGTCGTTCCGACTGACGAGGACTGGGTCAAGACACTGTGTCCCTTCCATGAAGATAAGGACCCATCCTGCGGCTTAAATGTAAGGAACGGAGGTTTTCGTTGCTATGTGTGCGAAGCGCACGGCGACTTCATCAAGTTCATGGCTCGCCACGGGAATTCAACTCGCGCAGCCGCCAGAGAACTCCTCAACCGGCAGTACGGGCTCGACGAGGACCGTGTCATCGAGGCTCGCGTCGTCGAGCGGATGCACGAGGCCCTCTGGCAGGCGAAGCACCTGTTAAAGGAGCTCTATGACCGCGGCCTCACTGACGACGACGTCAGGAAGTACAGGCTCGGATTCATCGACGGGCGCGTGGCGATACCGGTCAAGAACGACCATGGGTCATATGTCAATATCCGCAAGTACATGCCGGGCGCGCCCGGAGCAGACAAGTTCAGGAACTCACGCGGCCGCGGAAAGATGCGGCTGTACCCGGTAGAGCAGCTCAAGTACAAGCAGGTGTTGCTCACAGGCGGTGAGTGCAAGGCCATAGTCGGGGCGAGGATACTCAACGATCATGACGTGGGCTGCATCTGCGCGTCAGGCGGCGAGACCAATTGGTTGCATGAGTTTACGTTGCGGTTCCGAGGCGTAGAAAAAGTCTGGATCGGGCTCGACATCGACGAGGCGGGGCGCAAGGCGGCAGAACTCCGGGCCGGGCAGATCGCCACGGTCGTACCATGGGTGGGCATCGTTCACTTCCCGCTCGACCCGGACAAGTATCCCAAGGGGGACTTGAACGATTTCGTCGGCCGGGAGAACGGGGACCTATGGACGCTGCTCCAGCAGACGTCCCAGTGGACGCCTCCATCGCGGGTGGCAGACCCAAACGAGGAGCCTTGCCGTGTCAAGTTCAACGAGACAGTCCTATCGCACAACGTAGGCAAGCGAATGCGATTCACGGCCGTCGTGGCTGCTGCGTCAGAGCGGAGTTTCGTGGTCCCCAAGCGGGTCATCGTGACATGCGACAAGGCGCAGGACTGCTGCGGCATTTGCCTGGTACACCCTGAGAAGAACAACGTGTTCCACATCTCGCCCGAGTCACCCGCCATCCTAGAGATGGTCGGATCATCTAAGGACGGGCTCGAGAAAGCCACACGGGCTGCGCTCGGCGTGCCAAAGCAGTGCAAGGTCGTCCAGTTCGACGTGCGGGATCACTTCAATGTCGAGGATGTGCGGTTCAACCCGTCGCTCGAGATCACGAACCGTGACTCAGACAAGACACTCCAGCAGGCCCTCTGCGTGCAGTGCGACGCCACGCTCAACTCGACGTACGAGTTCGTCGGGCGCATGTATCCCGACCCGAGGTCGCAGCGGGCATCCCTCGTGGTAGCGCAGAGTGCCGCGACGCATGACGCCCTCGAGCGTCACGAGCCCAAGGAGCTGCACCGGCTCCGGATGTTCAGACCTGCGCAGTGGACGCTCGAATCGCTGACACAGAGACTCGGCGACCTGTATGAGGATCTCGAAGCGAACGTTACCAGGATATACATGCGTCGCGACATGCATCTGTTCATAGACCTTGTGTACCACAGTGTGCTACTCCTCAAGGTGGACGGTAAGACCACGAAGGGGTGGACAGACATCTTGATAATGGGCGACTCATCACAGGGCAAGTCAGAGGCCTACCAGACGCTGCAGGAACACTACAGGCTCGGCGAGAAGTTTGACTGCAAGAACGCATCCGCGGCAGGTGTGCTGGGCGGGCTGACACAGCTCAGCGAGACATGGTATGTCTCATGGGGCGTCGTGCCCACGAATGACAAGCGGGCCGTATGTCTCGAGGAGGCCAAAGGGCTCTGGCGGCACCAAGTCATACCGCAGATGACGGATATGCGCTCATCAGGACGGGCCGAGCTTACAAAGATAAGCAAGCGACGAACATTCGCCCGGACTAGGCTCCTGTGGCTGAGCAACGCGATGAACGACCGCACGATGGCTACATACAACTTCGGAATCGAGGCGATCAGCGACCTCGTAGGTGCGCCTGAGGACGTGCGACGATTTGACGCAGCTTTAATTGTGGCATCGTCCGAGGTAGACGCTGGTGAGATCAACAGATTGGTGCGCGACCCACCGCAAGTCAAGCACCGACACACAGGGGACCTGTGTAATGCGCTGATACTCTGGGCGTGGACGCGCAAAGAAGACGACGTGGTCATCGACGATGATGCGTCTGCCTTGATCTCAGAGGCTGCCTCGGCGATGGCCAAGGACTATAGCGATCAGATACCGCTAGTCGACAAGGGTAGCATGCGGCAAAAGCTGAGTCGTTTGTCTGCGGCGCTCGCATGTCGCACGTTCAGCACTGGCGAGACAGAGCTCCAGGTACGAGTGCGCGCGTGCCACGCCGAATATATTCGTGAATTATTGACGAGGATATACGAGTCCAAGACGTTCGGGTACAGATTCTACTCCGAGGCGCAGCAGAAGGCTGCTGTGCTAGTTGATCCAGGACAGATTGCCGAGCGGATGCGGGCTGTACTACACACTGAGGAGTTCCGCGAATCGCTCCTGTACTCAGATCAGTTGGACCTAATCGACGTCCAGAACTGGTCGGGATGGGACCGCATCGCGGCGCAAGACTTCATATCGCTGTTAGTCCGCAAGCGGGCCATCAAGCGTATGGGACCGAAGTACGTGAAGACCCCTGAGTTCATCGGGTGGCTCAAGGGCCAGAAATTTGAGAACCCGCCACCTCACCTCATGAAGGAGAAGTTCTGATGTCGCTTGTACCTGCCGACAAGTATGACTTAATCAGATTATTGTGCAAAGCGCTGGACTTGCCGTTCGACGAAGTTTATACAGACGAAGATCATGCCAAGGGCGGTCTCAACACGGCATTAGCCATGGTAGACGCGTTCCACGAAGATCATGCCAAAGGCGGTCTCAACACGGCATTAGCCATGGTTGACGCATTCCATGAGAAGAACGGTGTATCCAAAGTCCGACGCCTGTTCCAGATCGACAAGTCGCTCAGCGACACACTCGAGTTCGCCTCGTCGCAGCTCAGTTGCATCTCGGAGCACCTACTGTCGATGCACCTCGACGACGACCCGCGGCTATTGCGCGCCCACCTCATGTGCGAGGAGCTCGCAGAGCTGCTCGCCGCGATGATGCACCATGACGAGGAGCGGACCCTCGACGCGCTCGCGGACCTCCTGTACGTGACGCTCGGAACGGCGGTGACGCTTGACCTGCCGCTCGCCGAGGCCTTCGTCGAGGTGCACAAGAGCAATATGACGAAGCAGAAGCAGGATGACGATCCAGACGGCGAGCGCCTGCGCGACAAGGGTCCTGATTATGTTGCCCCGAACCTCGAAAAGATATTGACGCTATATCGTGCGGAGGAGTGCAAGCCGCATGTCGTGATCTCGCAGGGCGCAAATGAGTTTTGCAAGCACTGCAACATGAGCTTCTTGCAGATCATGAACCAGATCGACGAGACAGGGAGGGCCGTATGTCGGGGAGGCGCATAGCGACAGGATGTCACGTATTCGCCGGCGCGATGTCCGGCGGGTTCAACCGGGTCTTCGACGTTGAGTCCCAGCTCGAGAACCATGAGCTGGGTCACGAGACAACCGAGCGCGTCTGGGGCGTTCCCGTGCGCCATGCGAAGTCATGGGAGGGCTGGCCAGTCCAACGGACCAGTGAGGTCTTGTTTGGTAACCCACGGTGCTCTGGCTTCTCGCAGGTCACCTGCGGGATGTCAAGCAACGGTCACGGGCCTAATAGCGCGCAGTGCAAGGACGTCATAGACTTAATGAGCTACGGAATGGGTCTCGGATACCCGTTGATCTGCTGGGAGAGCGTGCAGCAGGCATATACGACCGGCAAGCCGCTGCTCGAACGATTCGAGCGGCAAGCACTCGACAGCGGTTACCGCGTGGCATATGTCTTCGTGAATGCGATGACATTCGGTATATGTCAGGACCGCAAGCGATTGTTCTGCATCTATTATCCAAGGGATAAGCAGTTCAACGCCGAGCTACCTGCTGTGAAGCACTACTACCCGGTGATGTACGACGCGATCTGGGACCTGCGTGACCGCCCAACAGATGCTGTCTCGTGGCAACAAGCGCAGCGCGGGGAGTACGGTCCTAACGACAGGTTGCTCCTAACGCCGCACGAGGAGGAGATGTTGCAGCACCTAGCCACCGGCTGGGACCAGAACACACTTATGGAGTACGCGTGGCACCTATGCCCCAAGGCGTGGCAAGACAAGTGGGATAATCGCAGCAGTAATATGCCTGCGTCCATGCACTCAGCATTCAGGACGTCCTGGATGCGACCATGCCCGACCCTTACGGGTGGGTGCAGCAGGCTGGTACACCCGTATTTACACCGACCTCTGTCTGTGTTAGAATTAGCCACGATCATGGGATGGGAGGGCTGTGTGCCCATTGGTCCCAATCCGTGGGGTCAGATAGCGAAGGGCGTGTGTCCTGCAGTCGCTGAGTGGGTGGCACAGCAATGCGCGCGCTGTTTGGACGACGAGTGGGGCGGCGAGGATTGGGAGTCGAGCTTTGACGCAAAGACCGGGCAGTTCGATGGTCGAGACACCAAGTATGCCGACGTCAAGGTGATGAACTTCACGCAGTACCATGGGCGCCTGTTTGATCGCGAGCGATATCCAGAGGAGTGTGACCGGCAGTGGCACAGGTTCAATGTAGATGAAGAAGGGAGATTAAAAAGACCATGGAAAGAACTGCCGAATCGACGCCCGTAGAATATCGAGTGTGTCCTAGTTTCTCAGGCTTTATGGCAGGCGACAATGGATCTATATGGACTCAGTGGGTCGCAGAGTATAAAGGTCAACCATGGTCAAAAAGACATTGCACTATAGATTGGCAATTAGCTGTTTTGAAAGATGACGGTCGTTATTTTTCATTGAGTGTTAGCGCTAATGTCAATGTACGAGCGCAAGAATTAGTAATGGATGCATTCGTCGGGCCAAGACCTGATAACGCGTTGATTTGTCATAAAGACGATAATGGATACAATAACGCTATTGATAACCTGTACTTCGGCGATAAGAAGGACAACGCAAAAGATTGTAAGACCAATGGAAGACTTAATGTTAGAGCAGCACATGCTCGCCACTTTAAACGTTTTACTGAAGCACAGGAATTAGAAATCATTGAACTCAAATCCGCGGGCGTACCATATCATCAACTAGAATCTATGTTTAATGCGTCTCACTCAACGCTAGTTAATGTAGTTCGTCGACAAGGAATATACGCAAAGGAATAATGCAATGTACTACGACATAGACGCGATGTGGAAGGACCTCATCGAGGACCTGCTGCGCCAAAAGAATGGTGGCGAATCGCGGGACGGCGACGTCTGCGGCGAGATCATCGGGTGGTCCGGGGACCTCGACGCGTCCCAACAGAAGACATTCCTGACGAACCCGGTGCGTAAACTCTCGCCGGCATACGCAGCGGCAGAGACGCTCTGGTACATGAGCGGCAGCAGCCATGCTGAGATGATGATGACGTACGCGCCGTCATACGAGAGATACGCGCGCGACGACGGCACGGCGTACGGCGCATACGGCGCGAGGATTATGGGCGTCTGGCCAACCAATGATGTCGAGCATGAAACACCCGACCCACGCACGCAGTTCCAGAAGGTGATTGACATGCTGCATAAGTCGCCACGATCCCGGCAGGCGGTGCTCCCATTCTGGCGGCCGGGCGATCTGGTAGTCGCAGAAGCTGGCACCAGCAATGACATCCCCTGCACGCTGGCATGGCAGTTCTTAATTCGAGACGGCAAGCTCGACATGTCCGTCGCGATGCGCTCGAACGATGCGTGGCTCGGGTTCCCGTACGACGTGTTCGCGTTCTGTGCTTTTCAACGAATAGTCGCGGCACACTTGAACGTCGCAGTGGGCGTCTATAGGCACCGGGTCATCGGGTCTATGCATCTCTACTCGCGGGACATGGACAAGGCCATGGAGGCTGTCGCGCAGAAGACGTGGCGTGCCCCGATCGACGGGCACGGGTGGGCGCTTGACGACACGATCGACTCGTGCCGCGTCGCCGTAGAGCTGGAACACGAGATGCGCACGGCAGGCGGTGTCAAGGACTCGACCCGGATGGGCGCGCTCGGCGGCATGTCGCGTGATCTACTGATCTGCGCAGTGCGCAAGTTGAAGCCCGAGTGGTTCGGAAACGCTGACATCATTTCACCTAGACTCAGGAGACATCCTAGTGTTGATACTTAGCGGTGCTGACCTCGTGGGCAAGACTACCCTCGCCAACGAATGCGTGCGGCTCCTGCAGGAGCGTGGATACACACATATGCTGGCGCACCTGTCGCGCCCACCGAAGAACTTTGACTACATGAACGGCTACATCGAGCGCATTGCCGTCAACACGGTCTGGGACCGATTCGCGCTCGACTCGCTGGCCTACCGGCAGTGCGATGACCATCCGTGTTCGATGACACCGCTTAAGTATGACCTCGTGCAAGCAGCAGTGACGCAGGCTTGCGGATTTCAAGTGGTGTTATGGTCGAGTCGCGATGAAATCGTGGCGCGATATCGAGAACGCGGCGACTTGATGTATTCGTGGGATCACATCGTCAAGGTGAATAGCGAGTTCTCAACAATATGCGGAGACTCCGAATACGTGGTACGTGGTCGTACCTATAGGCCACGCGTCGACATGAGCGGTTCAGTGACCGACCCGAGTTGTAAGATCACGACAGAGCTAGTCGTGCAGAAATACACCGAGCGCTTGAACGAGTTCTTGGAGCTGCAATGATCAGCAAGGCGGAATACCTCGAGATAGTCAAGATGGTGCAAGACCTGCGACCAAATTCACTAGTCAGGCCAGACGCCCTGCAAGACATGGGGAACGTGTTCTTGTCAAACGTACGATATGCCGGCGCGTATGTCGTCAGGTGCGCGGGTTGTCTCAAGATTGTGGGGTTAGGTTCTACGATAGACGCAGGCCCTTGCGCAGGTTTAACAATCTGCCCATACTGCAACGTGACGTTTGTCCGGCTGGTGCAGCATGAGGAGATGGAGCAATGATCACGTTTCAGTCTGGCGGCGCGCTCCTCGAGTCAGAGCACGAGCTGCCGTCGGTTCCAGAGCGCATCGAGACGCTGTACCTCGACTTCGAGACGTCGTCTGGCGACCCGCGTCTTAAGTCGGTCGACCCGTGGCGCGACTGCAGCGTCATTGGCGCGAGCGTGAAGTTCAACGCGGATGGCCCGTCGCAGTTCGTGCCGCGACACCTGCTGCTGCACAATGGGTGGCTCCGCGACGTCCTGCGCAAGACCAACGCATGGTGCAATGCAAACGTCAAGTATGACATGCACGTCCTGAAGAACGACCTGCGACTTGACCCGCCTGCGTGGGTGCGCTGTACGCTCACCGGGGCGAAGCTGATCGACTCCGAGCGGGTCTTCAAGGGCGGCTACGGGCTGGACGTCTTGTCTCGGGACTGGCTGGCGCGCGACATCTCCCAGTACGAGTGGGCGATGCAGCCGTACCTCGGGCGGGACAACAAGGACTACGGTCAGATCCCCCTTGACATCCTCGCTGAGTACGCGTGCGTCGACACAGACGTCGCAGCCACATTAGACACATACATCGAGTCGCGCATGCCCGAGGAGTCTGCAGGCGTCTGGAAGACCGAGCAGGCGATGACGTCGATGCTCTACCGAATGGAGCAGTATGGCGTCCGGGTAGACCCGACGCAGCTCAAGATAGTGCAGCTCGTCACGCTGAAAAAACTACTTGAGCTCGACGAGCGCATGGAGCAATTCCTGGGCGGGCAATCATTCCGCGCCAACGTCAACGACGACTGCTACGATGTGTTGTGCAACCGGTATGGACTGCCTGTCCTGGCGTGGACGGAGCCGCAGCAACGCAAGGACGGCACGATCGGGACGCCCGGACCGAGCTTCGACTGGGACGCCCTGCAACTCTACCTACAACACCCGGACGCGCCGCATGCCCTGGTAGAGATGATGATCGAGTACCGCGAGCATGACACGTTCAATAACCTTTTCCTCAAGGTGTGGGACGACTTGAATGTCGACGGGGTGATGCACCCCAACTACAACCAGACCGTGCGCACCGGGCGGATGGGATGCAGCAAGCCGAACATGCAGCAGCTCAACACGCTCGCAAAGACACTCATTGTGCCGCCGCCAGGGTACGCGATCGTCTCAGCCGACTTCAGCCAGATCGAGTTCCGCATCATCGCGCACTACCTGGAGAACAGGCAATGGGTCGACGCGTACAATGCGGACCCCTGGGTAGACGCGCATGACTATGTCGCCAGGATGTGTGGCATCTCGCGCAAGCCGGCGAAGACGCTCAACTTCCAGTCAGCATACGGCGGCGGCAAAAAGAAGATGATCGCCGCAATGAGCGTCAACAAGGAGGTCGTGGCAGGCGTCATCGCCGAGATCGAGGCTGCCTACTCGCAATACTCGTCTGAGGCCAGGGCGCATGCCGTACAGGCTGCCTGCGCCAAGCGCGGGGCCGAGGTGTACGACGCGTACCACAGGATGCTACCGGAGCTCAAGCCCGTATCACGGCAGGCGGCAGGCGCATGCTCGGTGCGAGGCTATGTGCGGAACCTATACGGCCGGCGCAGGCATCTGGGCGCAAAGTTCGCGCACAAGGCATTCAATTCGGCGGTCCAGAGCACAGCTGGGGACCTCACGAAGGAGCGCATGTTAGCCCTCGAGCAGGAAGTGCCAGAGCTCCTGCAGGTCACACAGGTGCACGACTGTGTGCTTGGGCTGCTCCCATTGGACTTGCTTGAAGGAGATGAGAACCCAAGAGTGTTGAACAACATTGTCGACTGCATGAACCATCCGCAACTCGACCTGCGCGTGCCAGTGCGCACGACGATCGGGTGGAGCTCGAAGAACTGGGCAGAGGCCGACGAGGATTCTGAGCGCAGGAAACCGCAACTTATGGCGAGAGACGAAGGGCACTCTCGCGCCGCAGGGTGAATTTCGAGTTTGCATTTTTTGTATGCGAGGTGTACATTTGTATATCTGTACACTCCCGCCCTAAGTGCCTTGAGGCAAGTCACTTGGGACGAAATTCTCGTATACCTGTTTTTAGTCGGCACAATGAGGTAAAATAGAGCCGAAATGCCGAGTCGTATGGCGGGACGCCCGCCAGGCTCGTCACAAGTGACACTAGCGACGGAGACACTACCATGGCGAAGGGACAGACAGCGGCGGACCGACTGGCGAAGCAGGCCGTGAAGAACGGGCACGTGGCCCAGGACTTCGCGCAGACCACCGAGCGTAAGAGCGTGGCGGACTATGCGACGGCGTTCCTGGAGGGGGCGCCTAACCTGGTGCTGACCGTGAACGGGATGGGCCTGATGGCCGAGCCCCGGAAGTTCAGCACCGGCAGCCTGGGCTGGAACTTCAACGGGAAGGCGCCGGCGACAGGTGTGACAGGCCAGCGCAAGGAGGCGTGGAACGTCCCGCACATCACGCTCAAGCTGGGCGAGCAGGAAATCCTCGCCACCAGCAAGCGCTTCAGCACCGGCAGCGTCGGCTGGTACGCCAACGGGAAAGTGCTGATCGAGGTGGCCGGGGTGCAGGCCCAGTTCCAGGTCGGCATCAACGTCACCGTCGTCGGCAGCAAGGACCTCCCGGCCAACGCCGTCGTCGGCAGCCGCCTGGTCGTCCAGGTGGGCGGCAACGTGACGATGGTCGGCAGCAAGCTCCTCGCCCAGTCGTAGCATGGACGACGGCCCGAGGCGCGGCAGCAACCCGTACGGTGCCGCGCTGAGGGCCGAGGCCCCTGCTCTCTGACAACCCGAGCTACACCACGCAGTGCGTGAGGCACCAGCTGCGTCCGCGGACCGCATGAGCACCGCAGCAGCACGTCGCATCAAGCGCCACTTCCTCATCGCATCTCACCCCCACTGCGTAACGCGACGACCCGTCAGTGCGGACGGTGCGTACCGGCACAAACCCCGGCGTCCCAGCACACTGGACTGAGACCAGACGCGAGGTGGGCGATATGCTCGCCCACTGAGCGTGTGTTCTCGTCCCACTAACCAAAGGAGGCACTATGACACCGTTCTGGGTAGAGCCACAAGGCGTATGCGTCGAGGCCGACAGCGAGACCTCAGCCCGGCAGATCGCGAAGGCGCTCACCAGGCAGGAGCCGACCAGCGTCGACGTCCTGCCGTATCCTGCCGAGCCGCGAGTCGGCGACCACAGCGACTGTCCGTCGTTCTGTTTCACCCCCAAGGCGTGCGCAGGACACTCGTCGTGTCCTCGCAGCTATGCCTGCAGCGAGTAGAAAGGAGACTCATGATCACCTATCGCTACCGTTGCGGCGCGCCGCAACGACTCACAGCCAGCTTCTGCGAGATGTGCTCGCGGTACTATAAGGCTGGTATCTTTAGCGATGACCAGATTCGCTCTGGACCCATCGCCACCTGCATCGCCCTCATGAGGGCAGGATTCTGACATGCATACCGGCACGGAGGCCATCGTCTTGCTACTGGGCGCGGCGTTTGCCGTCGCCCTCAACTGGTTCCTGAACGAGAGGAGGAAGTAGGATGCACTATTGTAAGCTCGAAGACCTCAATATAGGCTCAGTGGTCGGCGATGCTCATTACGGGCTCGAGAAGATCGAGATCGGCGGCGCCAAGGTCAAGGTAGTCAAAGCAATCGAGGTCTCGATGCCTGACGCATCGGACGTGCTGAACCACATCATGGATAATCTTCTCGAACGCGATCATTCCCAGACGACCAACAAGTACATCTACGTCGTCGGGGAGGGATACGAGAATGACATCAAGGTCATGTGGAGCTATGATGGGCGCACGCTTGGAATGGCCGTGTTGAATGTGGTGTCGCTATGAAAGACACTGTGCACCAATTCATCGAGCTGTCTCTTAGAGACTACTTTGCGGGTCAAGCGTTGATTGGTCTATTGGCTTCTCATAACTATACTGTTGACCCTATACACCAATCTACAAGAGACGCTAACTTGGAAAAGATTACGTATCAAATAGCTGACAGAATGTTGAAAGTCAGGGACCAATAAGGAGACCCAATGACCAAGGTCAAATTGACGCTGACGGGTCTCGACAGTAATGCATTCTCCTTAATGTGCGCGTTCCAAAAGGCCGCTCGTAAGCAAGGATGGACGATGTCCGAGATCAAGGAGGTGATCGACGAGTGCACAAAAGGCGACTATGACCACCTGCTATGCACGCTGATGGAGCACTGCGAGGACGAAGAAGAGTAACGACACTAACCAGCCAGTTAAGCTGGCGCATAAGGAGACACTCAGATGCAACTGATCAACAGGATGCCCCACCATGGACGGACGTTCCGCTACACTGACCGCGACCTCAACAGGCTGCTGGGGAAGACCGTGTCCCTGGGCGGCAAGCACGTCGAGCGTACCACGGGTCGCCTATCGCTGCGGGCTGTGAATGGCCATGTGTACTTCAGCGTGCTGGACATCTGTTTCGTCCCGGACTCAGTGAAGTCCCTCCGCGACTCGGCTGTACTGCCGGTGGTGGTGCTGGGATGATAAAGAGCCTTACGATCGAACTCGAGAAGCTCAGTAAGAAGGCACAAAAGAAGCTGCGCGATGCATTGAAAGACGTGTACGCCAATGAGATCGAGGTCACTGCGACCACGGTCATCTTGCGATGGAACGACGCGTTCGACGGCCCGATGGAGGCCAACGACACTGCCGCGCAGGTCATCCATGAGGTGTTCATGGCAATATACGAGGTGTACGAATGAGATGGCACGCGCCGTTGGACCCGAACTGCCCTGAGGTCCAGGAGTACAACGAGATGACGAGCGACGACCCGATTATGGCGATGAGCGGGTGCGCCGACGAGTTCTACGAGGCCTTCGAACACCGACACCGCGTCAAATGCGCTCGGTGCCAGGAGTACGGCGTGGCGAACATCGAGGTTGAGTAGCACGAAAATTCGCTGTACATTTCTGAAATGATGGGTATAATGGAAAATGCCGATGCGCGTGCGGCAATGATTCATGCGCAATGTCACTAACTGGAGACACTGACATGGCTACTGCGACACTACCGAAGCGCGGCACGTACCTCGAGAAGGTCCGACAAGAGGTCGAGGCGAAGGCTGTGGTCAAGCCGGACAAGCCCAAGAAGGTCAAGGTCAAGCGCAAGTCCTATTTTCCCGCCAGCGCCTACGACGCCGCGGGCAAACTCAAGGCCGAATGCCGCCTCAAGGAATGGCCCAAGGACTTCGACCGCAAGCAGCACCTGCCGCTCCGGCCGAGCGACTTCGAGAACGAGGGTCACTGGTTGCTTGACCGTGCTGACCGACTCGAGGCGCTCGCCGTCCGAGTCCGAGCGCAGGGCGAGGCCGCGTTGAAGGGCGGCACGAAGGCGCAGCGCGCGCTCCTCAAGAAGAAGGCCAAGCTGGACGCGGTCATGGCCGCCCTCAAGGCGCAGCTCGCCGAGCAGGGGGTGGAAGTATGACCCTTGATCCCAACGAGATGACGCTCCGGGAGTTCCGCGAGAAGTATCCCTTCAAACCAGACGACATTTACAAGGCCGCACTGGGCCGCTCACATGTAACACACCTCAAGGTGACTTCTTGGCCATGGTATGACCCGCATGATAGTCAGGTATACGTGGTGGGCGTACCGTTCAGGATGACCGATAAGGCCGAGTGGCGTCCTGAAATTGTCAATGTGGCTGCGCTCAAGCATGAAGTCACTATCGACGATCTGCGGTGTACTCGAGAACTTCCCAGCTCAGGGCGCTGCACGCCAATCCTGCAGTACATGGGCGGCCTCTATGTCGTCTCGTATGACGACGACGAGCGGCAGTTCACCGTCGGGTACAGCAAGGACGAGATGTTCTCGTCGCCGAGCCTCGATGCTGTAGAGCAACACTTAATGAGGGTGATCAACGATGGGACTTGACATGTATCTCTACCGCGGTGATGGCAATGACAGCGTCGCTTACTGGCGGAAAGCCAATGCTATCCACCGGTGGTTCGTCGAGAATGTCCAAAACGGCATCGACGAGTGCCAGCGATCGCGTGTGACACGTGATCAACTGCGTTCGCTGGTAGCATCTTGCAAAGAGGTTCTCAACGTTGTCGAGACAGTCGAGGGCCGCGTCCATAACGGCACGATGTGGCAAGACGGCATAAGATCGGAGATCTACGAACCAGGGCGTGTGATTACCAACCCGGAGATGGCGCGACGCCTGTTACCCACGCAGGGCGGGTTCTTTTTCGGCTCGACAGATTATGATCAGTTTTACTTGGATGACCTGAGATCCACTGTCGAGCAGATTGAACCGCTACTTGTCGATGGCAACGATGACTTTTACTATAGGAGTTCATGGTAATATGACGATCCGTATCGAGGTCTACGACGACGACGAGGACCAGGTGTTCAGCGAAGAATACGAACACCGCAAGGACATCCCGAATGACCTGGCGAAGCTCATCAGGAAGGAGCTCCCGCCGGACGACGGGGACATGGAAGGAATGACGCCCGCCGAGAAGCAGGCGTACCTCATGAAGCAGCTGGAGGACCTGTGATCACAGACAAGTGCCCCGTCTGTAAGCGCGAGTTTGAGTGGGATGAACGCAACGAGACGTATGCCGGGACGTACGAGCTCGAGGTCGACGTAGATGACTATCCCAAGCCAGGGATGCCCTACGTCACACGCGAGGTCACGCTCCACCTCTGCCCAGACGACGGCGGGTGTGTAGCGATTTCACTGGCAGACGAGGGCGTCTTCGGCTGCCAGGTCTATATCCCGTCCACGAAGGAGCTGTGATGGGTGCAACCAAGAAGCACCGTTGGCAGAGTTATGTCTACGTCCAGGCGCACGCCCGTCGCAAGGGTGAGTTCCAATACGTGCAGCGCATGATGATGCAGAAAGCGGCGATGGATGGCGCACCGCTAGACGCCTGCTTTCAGATGACGCCGGGTATCTGGGTCGCACTGGGCGACTTGACCGAGTCAGACCAGCTCGCGCTCGAGCAGGTCGCGAACGATTGTAGAAGGGAGGGACCACCAAATTGAGCCCGGGACGTCGCCGCCCGTTTCATAACAGGCGACATTCCTCACTCCTGAGAGGTAATCATGGCAAAGAAAACGAAGAAGTCATTGGCCAAGGCAGGCGACAAGTTGCGCGCGCAAGCCACAGCGCTCATTGCACGCGCAGAGAGGTTGCAAGCAATGGCAAACGAGATCGATGCGTGCGGTGACGAGGCGACCTACCGGAAGCTGCAGTCGTTCCGGCGCATGGAGGCGCGCATGGAGGAGTTGCGCAGAACCCTCAAGGACGTCCTGTGAAGCACCCCCGGGACATGACAGCCTGCGAGCTGGCCATGACCCTGGGGGCAGCCATAGCCTGCCAGGACGGCTGGCCGTTTCAGGCCAAGATCATGGCCGACCAAGCTGCCAAATCGGCAGCTTGCCGGCTCGTAGCTTCGTTACAGGGAGACCCAGAACTCCGGAAAAACCTCGAAATCCTTACAGATTAGACTGTACAGACTGATCGCAGTCTGATATAATAGGCCAAGACAGCAGGGTCAACCCTGACCCTGTAATCACAGTTCACCATTGTTATAACAAGGAGAAATGAGATGGCAGCGACAGCGACACCCAAGGCGCCGACCCAGTCCACGAAGCCCGGAGCCACCGGCGAACCCGCCGCGAAACCCAAGAAAGAGAAAGTCGTCAAGGTCCGGTACCCCGGCCTGGCGTGCGACGACAAGGGGAAGGCAACGACTCCGTTGAAGGACTACCCGACGGACCACGACCCGAAGGTGCACTTCTCCCTCCGCCCAAAGGACTTCGTCAACGAGGCCCCGCTGCTCCGGCGGAATGCAGGCATCCTGCAGGCACGGGCCACGAAGATGCTCGGCCAGGCTGACATCGTCGAGAAGCTCGGAAGCGTGGAGCAGCGCCAGAAGGCGAAGAAGCTCATGCACGTGCGCGAGCAGCTCGCCAAGATCGAGGCGGACCTCCGCGCTCAGGGCATCGACCCGAACGCGTTGGGATCGTAAAATCGCGGGCAATGAGACCGGCCCTCAATTCGAGGGCTGGTCTCAATTGCCGCTATCACTCGTGCTGATTTGACACGGATTTTTAGTTAGCACAATAGGAGACACTCATGGCTACGCGCACAGAGGTGCTGCAGCAGCTCGGATGCGTCCGGGGTCGCATCCGTTGCATACACACCGACTCTGAGAGATGTCCCGCGCAGGTTTCAAAGGGGTTCCTTAGGACAATCAATGAGCTACAGACTCAGCTCGCCAAGTTGCGCGGCGAGTATTACAGGAGGGAGGAGCTCGTGACAGAGTACGAGCTCGTCGTGGCGAAGCACTCAGGGGAGCTCAAGGCCCTCCTGGGCGACAACGGCCGGAACCTCCTGCGGCTCAAGCGGATGCTCGCGCTCGTCCGACAGGTAAACCGCCTAGACAGGAACGCGAAGCTCACGACCAGGCTGCACGAGGCGCAGCTCACGTCGCAGAAGGTAACGGACCTCAAGATGTTCATCGCCGGGTTCCGCAACGAGATCAAGCGACTCGAGGGAATCACGGAAGCGAAGTTCCTTGAGCACGAGGAACTCATCGTGAGGGCCATCGACGCGAACCTGCGGTACTGGGCGGCGTTCATCGACAACCGCCGGCGCAAGGATGATCTGCTGTCAGAGCTGTACGCGCAGGCCGACCAGCTCGAGCGGGTGGCTGCCAACATGCGCGACGATGGCGACGTGCAGCGGCTCCAGGCTCTCTTAGAGAGCGCCAAGCAGCTCACCGAGGAACTCCGGGCGGAGGGCGTCGAGATATGAGCGACCGCGACCCCAAGGATCTGCTGAGACCGCTGGTCGGGCTGTCTGTGTACGACAAGCTCGTCGTGACGCTGGACTCCAGCATGGAATGGAAACTCCGGCTAGTCGACACCCGCGGCGAGCACTATGGGAACTCCACTGCGGCCAGGCGGGACTTCCCAGACCGGTTCCCGCAGTGTCATGTTGTCAACGAGGGCAAGGTGTTCGTCGTCCCGGTGACCGACATCTCAGCCACCGTCATCGACGCGCTCTGGCCCAAGGAGCAGATCGAGTTCGACGAGGAGGCCAAGCTGCTCTTCGACTACCACCTCGCCGTGGCCAAGCAGCAGACGGCGTCGATGGTGCGCACGGCCAAGTACCACGAGTGGTGCGTATTGCGCGACACCGAAAAGCGCGCGGGGCTCGCGGTCACTGAGCCGCAGTTCGTCGACGACTTTACGTTCGCCGGCGAGCTACACCCATCGGTTCACCAGCGGGTAGGCCGCGCGAACTGTAACCACACGGACGGTTATGGGCTCTTCATGGAGCAGGGGACAGGCAAGACGGGCTGCGTCATCGGCCGTGTCGATGCCGAGTCACCTGACCCTGCACTCGGTAAGCAACTGTACCGGGTGATCATCGTAGCGCCCAAGAACGTGCGACAGAACTGGTACAACGAGTTCGACCGGTTCTCGACCGTCGAGGGCCGCGTAATTGTCCTGCGGGGCGGCGACGCCCTCCAGCGACGCACTGACCTGCTGCAGGGCTGCGTGCCGCAGACCCCGACGCAGGAGTACGTCGTGTTCGTCATGTCGTACGAGTGCCTTGTGAACACACTCGAGACGATCTTGATCATCCCGTGGAACCTCGCCGTGTTGGACGAAAGTCACTTTATCAAGTGGCCGCGGACCAAGCGGGCGAAAGCCGCGTTCCAGCTGCGAGACGTGTCCAAGGCGAGGATGTGTCTCACCGGCACGCCCGTCTGCAACACGCCCGTAGACCTGTTCGGACAGCTAGAGTTCATGCGGGAGGGCGGTTCGGGATTCAGTAACTTCGAGGCGTTCCGCAGGTTCTATGGCGTGTTCAAGATCACAGATCCCGGGCGCGGCATCAAGCGGCTAGTTGACGTGCAGAACCTCCCGTTCATGCGCGAGCGACTCGCCCGCATGTGCTTCGCAGTGAGAAAAGACGAGGCGCTCCCTGATCTGCCCTCCAAGATGTACGACATCAAGGAGGTCGAGATGAGCAAGCAGCAGGCCGAGATCTACAAGGCGATACAGGACCAGCTGTACTACGAGATCCAGAGCGACTTAGACGACACGAGCAAGACCATGAACCCGCAGAACATCCTGACGAAGCTTCTGCGGCTCGCGCAGATCACGTCAGGGTTCCTCACGCTGGACCCGGTGGTCGACCTCGAGAGCGGCGAGCAGGTGGCACCTAAGGTCATCGAGGCCATCGACCCGAACCCAAAGCTTGAGAGGCTCATCACGCTTCTCAAGAATGGGGTCCCGGAGGACTCGGACGATTACGACCCGGACGACGGGCGGTACGTCGAGAACGAGGACTCGAAGGTCATCATCGCCGCGACATGGGTTTGGGACCTGTTCACCATCCAGAGGCGACTCGAGGACGAGGGGTTCGAGCACGTCCTGTTTTATGGTGGGACCAAGGACTGGGACCGCGAGGAGGCCGTGCGGCGGTTCAACGACGACCCGACATGCAGGATATTCCTGGTCAATGCCGCAGCGGGCGGTGTCGGATTGAACCTCCTGGGATATGACTACTGGAACAATCCTAAGCCGCTTCGGACCACGAACTGTGATCACGTCGTGTTCTACTCGCAGTCCTGGTCGCACCCGCAGCGGGCGCAGCTCGAGGACCGGCCACACAGGACAGGGAGCCGCGTCGGGGTGAGGTACACAGACCTCGTGGTGCCCGGCACGATCGACGAGGAGATCAGGGCCCGCGTGGTCAACAAGAAGCGGATGGCCCTTGAGGTACAGGACCTGCGTAGCGTCCTGGCGAGGGTGCTGGGGAGGGACGTCAACGTCACTGAAAAGGAGACACTGTGACCATTCTTGATGTACCTATGCCTCGACACCCCAACGGGCGCCCCGCCCGCGGGATCAAGAACGCTCGCAGCGTCACACTGCACGAGGACCTCATCGTCGAGCAGTGGGCGGTGCCCGCTGGGACCGTGGTCAAGGCGTGGGAGACTGAGAACTTCGGGTGGGTGTTCCTCCCGGAGGGGTGCATGGACCGACGAGGGTTCGTCATACCGAGGAGGCTGTTCAATGCGTGAGATCATCGAGAACGCGTTCCAGGTTCGACTCGCGAACCTAGTGCAACGCAGGATCACGCAACTCGTTTGCAACCAGCGAAACTGCCCGCGCTCTTCGCTGTCGTACAAGCAGTTCGAAGCAGCGAAGGGCGAGCTGCAAATGTTGTACGCCGAGCTGTACAAGGCCGAGTTGGTCCCAGAGGACAGGAAGCACCTTGAACTGTATCGCCTGCGGTGACACCCTGAGAGACACCCGTGGATTTCCGTGCGCGCTGTGCGTCCGGGCGGGGAGGATACCGCCCGCGGCGCACAGTAACAGCGGCAAGCGCATGGTGCGCGGCGAGCTCTCATTGTTAGAGGTGTATCAGCAATTACGGAGAACCGAGAAGGCAATGAGCGACCCGGGCCATGGGATGGAAACGCCGGAACAAGAATATGAGCGACTTACCGCGGAACTGAAATCCCTGAAAGGAGATACAGCATGACACGAGCAGAAGCAGTACGGTTCGCGAAGGCGCATGGACTCACGGACGCGATGATCCAGGCGCTGACGCCCATAGATTCCTATGGAGACGGTATCACTGAGTTGCAGCGACAGGGTGTGACTGCACTGCTCGCTCTGTATGACGGAAACAAGGAAGTCTTCGCCGAGTGGGTCGCGGCTGAGGGCTGCGGCGAGGCGATCGAGGCATGCAGGGGATTGACATGACCCGTCACATCGATGCAGATCACTTGATCTCACGGCTGCAGAGACGCCTCCAAAAGCACCGTCGCAAGATGCAGACAATGCATGGAGGCGCAGAGACAGAATCGCTTGCGGGTCAGATCGAAGAGCTAGAAGAAGTCATTCATCGAATAAAAGAGGAACCGACTTCGTATGAGTCGCAACCACGTATGATCGGACCAGGGTACTGATGGATCGCCGTAAGCTTTTTCGCTGGTTGCGCAAGTGGCAGCGCTTGCAACGACTCTCTGCAGATGCTGCTCGGCGATGTGCAACGCTCGCTGGCAAGCTTCAGCTCACTGGCGATGAGTGTCGGGTGCTGACAGATTGCGTCGTCGATGGCGCCAAGATGGTGTGCGACTCGCGAGACATTGCCAAGCACGTGACACTCGCTGGCGCTGAGGAGGCACGCAAGAAAGCAGCCGAAAGAACTGCAGAATGGCGCGCGAGGCATAAAGAGAAAGCAAAGCGCGTGCGAGAGGCGCAGTTGGCCGACGAAAAAGCGAAGAGATTACTGGCGAGACAGGCCAGGTTATTGAAAGAAATTGCTGATCTAGAGTGATCCAGATTGACCGAAACCAGGTTCACTTATGCTGCGAATATGGATATACAGTTTCGAGTATACCACTTCTGGGAGGGTTTTATGGATTCTGTTAAGATAGGCAAGGTAGGCTATGTCGGATAAATCAACTCCCGCTCATGCTCAGCAATACGATCAGGCGATGGCTGTCATCGGTGAATTGCGCCGCAAGCTCGCGACGGCTGGCGTCGAAGGCTCGCCGGACCCGCTCGCCGAAGACAGCGGCACGATTCCACACTTGCAGAAGTTGCTCCGCGAGAAGAACGCCGAGATTGCCCGGCTGAAGGCAGAACTAGATAAGGTGGCTTCCGTTTTTGTAAACACCAGCGAATACGAACACGGATTCAATTCTGCTCAGGCTGAGCTTGCCAAGCTGGCGGGGGAGCTTGCCGATGAAAAGCTGTTGGGAAAGATCGCAATTAAAGCGGCAACTGAATACTATGCCGCACTGGAAAAGGAGTGGGATCGGCTGGCGGGGGAGGTGGAGAGGCTGAATAATGTCAATCGCCAAATTGCAGAAGATGTCAAGATGCCTGACGCGGCACACCTACGTATTTTTCGTGGAGTGGAATTATCTTTAGGAAAGTTCAAAAAATTGTGTGAAGAACAGGATGCCGAACTCTCCCGGCTGCGGCAGAAGCTATTCGCCGCCGAGGACCAGTGCTCCCGGCTGACAG